TCTGGTGGATCTACTGCAGGATTGGTTACATCTGAATCTTTTTCATATAGAACTACAGACATTAATATGGATGTAACTAATGCTGTAAAAATATGGTTGAGTGGTAGCGGCGGCGCATCTATTCCTAATTACGGATTTTTATTGCAATTTGCGGATAGCGATGAAGCAAATTCAGCAGTAAAAGGATACATAAGATTTTTTAGTAGAGAAACTCATACTATATATGTTCCTAGAATAACAATGTATTGGGATGATACTACATTTACAACAGGATCTTTAGCTGCGGTTAATACTGAGTCATATACTACTTATACACGCGTTAAACCTACTTATAAAGATACAGAAATTGCGAAAATAAGAATATTTGGACGAGATAAATATCCTCAAAAATCTCCTACAAATGTATTTCCAATTGAGACTGTTAAATACTTACCACAAACAACTTACTATACAGTTGTTGATGCATTAACAGAAGAAACCATAATTCCATACGATGATATTTATAGTAAAGTGAGTTGTGATTCAACTAGTAACTTTATTTATTTAGATTTAAACGGATTAATGCCTGAACGGTATTATCGTTTAGAATTAAAAATTAAAGATGGCATTGTTGAAGATTATATCACAGATCAAATTTACTTTAAAGTGATTCGATAATGGCAGAAATGATACGACAATTTGATACAGTTAATTTACAAAAAAATGCAAAGTATTTAAAAAACGGATTAACTGTTACTTCTGATAATACGAGCATACATCCTAGAGATGCTGCAGGAAATATTATTTTGCAAGAAGGGTCTGATACAAATCCGTTACTAATTGTAGAACCTACTGCTACAAAAATTTCTAACAATTCCATGTTAAAAATTTTAAATACGAGATTTGAATATTTTAAATTTCCAGTTATCACAACTCCTACTAATATTACATTAAACACTGAAAATAATTTGCTCGAAAATGCTATTCCAGATTTAGTTTATTCTAGATTTAAACCAGCAAACAATCAAACGTTAACTACAGCAACTTTCCCAGGTGGATTAGAATTCAGTGAAGTAGTAGATGGACAACCACAAAATAATACTAATGCATATTACATAACTAAAGAAATAAAAAATTCTGGAATAGATTTAAGATTTAGAATTAAAATTTTTCATACATATCAAGCTGAAAATGTAAGTGATGTATATGGTAGTGCATATTTTACAATAATAAAAAATGGACCAGATACTCAAGGTTTAAATAGATCATTTAGAGGACCATATGCTAATTTTCCACAAGATGGACATTTAGGAGATGATGGATTTGGTTTGATACGTACATTAGAAACTCAAATTTTAACAATTGATGAAATCATACCTAATTCTCAATTTGATATCGGAGATACGTTTGGCATCGGTGCATATTCTGGACAAACTATACATACTTTAGTAGCAGATCAGTCATATTGGGTAATTACAGATGCATCTAAAAACGTTGATTTATGGAATCAACCAATTGAATAAACATGTTAACGCAGTATAAAAATATCGATGAAATAAAAAATACCGTACGGTCTATATCCGGCGAACGTATTTCAAATCGTAAACTTCAATTTGCTAGTTACGATATAAACGAATCTGTATATTTTAATACGGATATAACTACGCAAACCGATGCATCTAGAATTGAAATGCATGTTTATTCGAATGATGCTTGGATAACCGGAACTCATAAAATAGGTATAAAAAACAATATACCGGAATATCGAGATAAAATTACCAATCAAATAATTACATTTGGCGCACAACCAGTTGCGATAGATATTTATGATGAATTTTCTAAATTAAATTTAAATGCTGGTACTTTTAAAGTTGCAATTAATTTCTTTAAAAATTTAATTGGAAATTTTGAACGTCAACATTTGAGAATCGATGAAATATCTCCAGATCGTACGGAAATACGTTTACGTGCAATTGATGTAGATGATCCTGAATTTTTACAACAAATAACAAATTACATTAATACGGTTAATCAAACAGCTAACAACGTATCTTATAAATCGTATTTGTTAAATTTTAGCAGAAACCAATGTTTTGTATTTGTTAATAGTGTTGTAGTAGGCGAATATTTGTATGTAAAATTATATGAACCGTTACCTAGTAACATAGAAACAGATTTTAAATGTTGGATAGTAGAAGAACAAAAATCATCATATATTGATAACATATCAATTGTTCCATCTATTATAAGGCCACAATACAATCAATTGGCTAATCCCAATTGGTATGCAAATTCAGATTATAATATTTCATCTGGCACTAATTTTGATTCATGGAATGATATATTAGGATCATCTGTACAAACATCTCAACAAATTATAGATGCATATTTTTCCGGAAGTTTATCTGGAATTAAATTAAACATAGATTTTACCGATTATAATAATTTTGTTTTTTATAGTTCAGCAACTGAACGTTTAGAGAATTTTAAATATAAGTTAGAACTTTTAGAATATTATGCTGCACAAAGTACAGCATTATCATATATTTCTGGATCTACAGCTACAACTAATGCTGCAGATTATACGGATAGAAAAACTGCATTAATAAGTGGTTTTGATGCGTTTGAAAAGTATTTATATTACGAGTCTTCATCTAGAATAACAACGTACAATATTCCGTTAGAAGCACCTACAGTACCGGAAGTTACTGGTAGTTATATTTTTCCGGTACCAAAGTCTAATTCATCTCGTCCGTACAATTTATATCCTATATCCAGTTCACAGTTTCAATCTTGGTATTCTACGGTTTATGCTAGTGCTAGTTTATATGATAATAGAAATATACACTCTTTAATCAAAGCAGTACCAGAATTTATTAGATTCGATTCTGGTAATGAAAATTTAGCTACATTTGTTAACATGTTAGGTCATCATTATGATATACTTTATACGTATATTAATCACATGACTAAAATACATAAACGAGAAGAAAATCCTAAACTAGGTATGCCAAATGAATTGTTGTATTCTGTAGCAAAACAATTTGGATGGAACTTAACAGATGGAAATCAGTATCAAGATCTTTGGGGATATGTATTAGGAACAAATGAATCGGGAGTTCCATTAACTGGATCCAATACAGTTGGAGATCCTAGTGTTCCTGGTCGAGACATGACATACGCAGTATGGCGTCGCATCATAAATAACTTACCATTGTTATTAAAGTCGAAAGGCACTAAACGAAGTGTACAAGCACTGCTTTCTTGTTACGGTATTCCACAATCTTTGATAACAATTAAAGAATACGGAGGTCCGCGACTTGAAAGAGCTCCTATATATGAAAAATTAAATTTTGATTATGCATTAGATTTAAGCGGAAGTGCTGCAGGTACGGTAAAAATTATATATACTACTACTCCAACTGATATAGAATTTCGTTTTCGTACGGCTGATGTAATTGCAAATCCAACACTTCCGTCAACAATGGAATTATTTGATATAGATGCTGGATCTTTGTATGCTACTATAGATTTCGTTTCGGGAACTAAAGGTACTATTTCATTGAATGGAAATGCATCTACTCCAATAGAAATGTTTGACGGAGGATGGTTAAGTGTATTAGTGTCACGGGATCCTAATACCACTGAAATGTATGCAATAGTTAAACGTTCTAAATATGGAAAAATTGTAGCAGAAACTTCAGCAACTGCATCGAGCTTAAATATTCCAGCCGCACCTGCGACTATAGAATTCGGAGGAGCGACTAATGGTTCTAGGTTAGTAGGACAACTTCAAGAAATACGTTTATGGAATCGCGTTTCTTCAATTGAACCTTATTTTGATAATCACGTAAAAGCTCCATCTTCTTATAATAGTTCGGATCCATACAATGAATTGTTATTTCGTTTACCATTAACGCAAAAAATTAATCATACATTAACCGGTTCACTGCAAGGTGTACAACCAGTAGCAGCTAATTTTAGTGCATCGATGCAATCTTGGTCAACTTCTACTCCGTATGA